GATCTCATCGAGCTGCATGAGGGCGGGCTGCGCTACGAGCACCTCGCTGCTGATCTCGTCTCGGGCGACGTGCCTGGAGGCTACGACTTGCGCGAACTGATCGAGGGCACGTTCTACGAATGTCCCGCTTGCGAAAAGCCGATCGAGGAAAGATGGAAGCGAGCCATGCTCGAGGCTTGCGCGTGGCGGCCGACTCCGACGTCTGCCGATGTCGCCCCGAGTGGCCAGCACTTCCGCGTCGCTGAGCGCGAGGGCCTCGACAAATACCCAGCCCCATTTCCAGGCCGCGTCTCGATGCAAATCTCAGATTTTTACACTTTGCATGAAAAGCTGCGCTGGGGGCATCTTGCTCTGATGCTGCTGGAGGCGCAGCGGAATCCGCACCGCCTGGCGCACTTTGTGATCAATCACACTGGCCGCGGATACAACGCGCAGGAGGCTAGTATCAGTGCGACTGAGTTTACGCGCTGGATCGGCGGCCGGAAAAATCCTGACAGTGGCGAGGTGCACGGCCGCCGCTACCTGCGCGGGCAGTGTCCGATTGATCCTGTGCTGGTGAGCGCGACGGGCGACGTCCAGCGGGATCTCTGGAAGTTCGTGATCTGCGCATGGGAGATCGACGGATCCTGTTGGGTGATCGACTGGGGCGTCGTCCTGGACGCTCGAGGATTCGATGAGCAGCTAGATCGCAAGTTCCCGATCATGGGCGATGTCGACGGCCGCGCCGTAAGCCATGATTTCGGCCAGGGATTGATCGACTCTCGGCACCGGGAGGCGGATGTGTTTGAGTACGTGCTGCGCTCTCGGTACCGGATATTCCCGTCGAAGGGTCTGCGCCATACGAGTGCCACGCCGTACGTGTCGGCGGTGAAGAAACCTTGGGGCGATCAAGGCCGCGTGGTGAAGGCGTACCATTACGACGATCGCCAGGTGAAGGATCGGTACTATGTGGATCGGCTGCAGCATGCCCGCCCCGCGCCCGTATATCTGCCCGCCGATGTCGACCAGGATTTTATCGAGGAGAACTGCGCCGAGAAATTCCTGGCTACCCAGGACAAATACGGGGCGACCGTCCAGCAGTGGATTAAGGTCGGCCCTGCGAATGATTACGGCGATTGCATGAAAAAACATTTTATCGTTTGGGGATTCAACGAGGCCCGCCTGCGCGCGCAGTCTGAAAGCGGCAAGAGGACACGCGAGTATCGGTTGGACGCCAAAGCTGACGCACGCCCGTAGGGCGTTGCATCCACCAACTTGTAAGGCCTGCTTACAGGTTCGATTTACAGGATGGCCGAGACGAATTTCTAGCGAACGCCAAAGCGCAGCCACCCGCGTAGCGGGTTGGTCTGCCGCGCCTTGTTCTCTGCCCGATTTACGCGCCCGAATAAAAAGTGAGAAAAAGTTACATTTAACCCTTGCGCTTCTGTTTTCCTAGTGTAATATATTATCACAATGAAGAACGCAGCAACACTCCTTAACGAAATCGCCGCCCTCCTGAATACCACCGACAAAAACTTGGTGATCTCAGTAGCGATCAAATCACTCACCGACCAGGGCTTGACCGTAAAGCAGGCTTTCGAAGTCATCTTCGGTGAAGGCTCTTACGAAAAAATGGCCGGTGAAATTTACGACGCGCTGAAAGCAGCATGAACCCCGAAACCTACAAAAAAACCCGCGAAAGCCTCGGCACACAAGCCGAGGTTGCCGCGTTTCTGGGCGTCGCTCGCGAGACAATCGCCCGCCGCGAGACGGGAAAAGACCGGATCACACGGGAGGCGGCGCTTGCTCTTGAGGCACTCACGAAACGCCCGAAAAACCAGAGAGCGCCCGATGCGTAGGGCAGAGAACAGCTCCTGTTGACGCATTGCTGCCTAGGCAGCAATTGCTGTCCAATGGGAAAATTGTACAGAGCGGCGTGATATCACGTCAAGGCTGAATTGACGACGGCCAGCGGGCATGGCCGACGACTTTATCATTACGTGCTGGATCGATGAGGCGCGCAAGAGCACAGAGAACCAGACCGACGCAGAGACGATCACGCAGCTCGAGGCGTGGCAGAGCGAGGTGTTTGCGGACTATCAGTCAGGCGTGCAAATAACGCAGGTGACTTTCTCGGGCGAATCACAGAGCGGCCAGGCGCAGCTCTCGCCGCGCGAGGCCCTGGTGCAGATCCGGCAGGCTCTGGGCAAGCTAAACGCGGACGGCACCTACGGCAGCGACGGGGTAGTCGAGCCGCGCGCGCCTGGCTACGTGCGCACCTAGGTGCCAGGGCAGTGTCGATTGACGCGCGCCGCGCATCATGGCGCGCACCTCGGCCGACATCCTACAACTTGCAGCGAACGGCGGCCAGGCTGCCACTGTGCCGCCTGTCCCAGGCGCGGTTTATAATTCGCCGTTTGATTCGGCGAATTATACTCCCTACCGCAACGAGATATTTTTTAACGATCTCGAGACGCATACCGAGATCGACTCCTGGACTCGCGAGACGCTGATCAATAAATCGCGCTGGTGTTTTAACAATGTTGCGCCGTACACGGCCGTCTGCCGGAATCTGCCGATGCTGGTGGTGGGGCCGAAGGGCCTGATGCCGTTCCCTGCGACCGAGGATCGCGAGTGGAATGAGCTCGCGCTGCGCGCGTTCAATATGCATTCAGCGAATCGCTCCGCGTTCGACCTCGGCGGCCGGTGGAGCTTTACCGAGGCCCAGCGATACGCCTATCTCTCGACCTTGCGCGACGGCGATCACTTCGGCGTGCTGACCGAGGCTGCATCGCAAGCGGGGATGATGGCCTTTTACGAGGGGCATGCATGCCGCAATAAGGAGGCCAGGCTGCACCAGATGGCAGCCACTCGCTGGCAGGATGGGGTGCGCCTCGACCGCCACGGCAAGGCGCAGGCTTATCAGCTCTGGGGCCGCAATGGCAGGAGGATGATCGTGCCGCGCGAGAACATGATCCATTTCTGCTCGCCCGAGCGGCGCGGTGCATCGCGTGGGGTGCCGATCGGCATGCACTGGTTTAATGATGGCGTCGACTGGACTGAGCTCAAGCTCTACCTGAAGACGGCCGCCAAGCTGCGCGCACAGATCGGCTACTATCGGACGACCTCCGGCCGACCGACGAATGGTGAGCCTGATCCCTCGCTGGGCTTCCAGTCGGTCAACGATGGCACCGACGAGAGCCCGGAGCATGTGCTGGTGAAGGAGGTGCACAAGGGCGTCGAGATCCTGAGTACCGGCCGCCAGGAGATCAAGACGCTGGCCGACGATCGGCCTGGGCCAAACACGATGGAGTGGCTCGACCGCCTGATGGTGCAGCTCTCGATGGGCATCGGCCTGCCGCCGCACATCATATTTTACCTGAGCGGGCTGGGCTCTGCCGAGGTGCGCCTCGTCCTCCAGGGCTCGAAGGCATGGATCAAAACGCAGCAGCAGCAATTGGTCGAAAACTTTTGCCAGCGATGGTGGGTGTACGTGATCTCGAAGGAGATCAAGCGAGGCGCGCTGCGCCGCCCACGCGATCCTGATTGGTGGAAATGTGGCTGGATATCGCCGTCAGACATGACGATCGACGTCGGCCGAGAGGGTTCGCTGAAGGTGAAGCTGCGCGAGAATGGCATGCTCACTCTGGCCATGTGGGCCGGTGAACTCGGCGAGTGGTGGGAACGGCTGCAGGATCAATCGCTGCGCGAGGCGGCCAGGGGTGCCCGCAGGCGGCGCGAGATCGCTGCGGAGGAGGGCGTCACCGAGCAGGAGCTGGTCGCCTACCAGAAGGGCGACGTCGTCACCGATAGCATGCCTAATACAAATCAATGACTCCGACCCAATCTCAAATCATGGCGCGGCTGATGTCGTCGCCGCAGTATCTGTCGCCGCTGCATGCGACTGCGCTCTTACTCGATAGTCCTTGTGAAACGCGCGCGGATGTGGTCGAGCCTCGCAGTGCGATCCGCGAGCACTGCGTCGGCGGCGAGTGGCAGCCGTATGAGACATGGCGCGGCATCGCGGTCGTCACTGGCAGCGGCACGCTGCAAAAGCGGTGCGGTTGGTGGGGCCTCGATTATGATGCGGTGACGTCGGCCGTGCACCAGGCCGTCGAGGATCCTGGCGTGCAGACCGTTGTCCTGAATCTGGCGAGTCCTGGCGGCTCGGTCGTCGGCTGCGCCGAGACGGCAAACAGGCTGGCCGCCCTGGCGCAGCGCAAGCCGATCGTCGGTTTCGTCGATACCATGGCTTGCTCGGCGATGTATTGGAATCTCTGCGCGCTGCCGATCGTGGCCACGCCATCGGCGCAGGTGGGCTCTATCGGGGTGATTCTCGTGCTAGAGACATTCGAGGCCATGCTCGAGGCGATGGGCATCAAAACGCACGTTTACAAGAGCGGCGCACTGAAAGACATGGGCGCGCCCTGGCGCGAGCCGACCGAGCAGGAGGCTGCCGCTTTCCAGGCCGACGTCGATACGCTGGGCGATGCGTTCCGTTCTTACGTGACGACGCACCGCCCGACTGTGCAGCACGCTGATATGCAGGGCCAGGCATTCGCGGCCGCTGACGCGCTGCACAAAGGCTTGGTCGACGGACTGGTAAACGATCTGTCAGACCTGCTCGCTAATCTCGCAGGTGCCGCGGCGCATTGACATCTCAACGAATCCATCCTCCCGGCCGATCATACGCGCGGGGGCCAATCCAACCAACCTAGCAATGTCTCAAGAGACCAACATCGATACACCGCCCACGGCCGGGGTAAGCGCACCCGCAGCCATCCAGTTCAATACGCTCGACGACGCCAAGGCGTTTTTCGCAAGCGCAGAGCAGCCTGCGCCTGAGCCTGCCCA